GCAAAGGGCCTCTTACGAGACCTTACGGTATTTATAAGGAACGAATTTTGACACTTTTTATCGAGATGGTGTCTCTGGTTCATCTCATTTGCATACAAAATGCAATCATAATGGTAGGACAATGCTCGGTTTACGAGAAACGGTGCATAGTCTTTTTCGGTTGCTTCATCCACAATAAGGTTCTTCTTACCATAAAGAATCTCATTTACATAATCAAAGGGACTGCTCATACGAAACCCATCTTTTTCTCTTTTTTAGGATTGGTGTTTTGTTGCTTAAAAAACACTTCTGCTAAAGAGTATGTATCTTCTTTAGATTCTTTTTCATCAAACGGAAGATCAAGTTTACCAGCCAATTTCTTAGCTTCATCCAATGTATAGTTATTGAAAGTAATTACATCAAAGCAACGACCAGGCCTGGTTAATGCCACATCAACATCACGAACTGATGGTAAATTGGTGGAGAAAATTAACTTCTTACCTTTCAAACTGATAAGTCCATCACCTACGTTTAGAAAACGGTGCATCATCAAGTTACCTTCATCACGAGGTTTCAGGAAGTTATCAGCATCCTCAATTACCATAACACCAGCATCACCTTCGATAAACTGAGCAAAGACATAATCTCTCTCCAAAATCTTTTCGTCATAGGTAACAATAGCATTTCGTTGTGCATGATGTAATAGTCCACGAATGAAGGTTGTCTTACCTGTTCCTGGTGGACCAATCAACAAAAGAATTGCGGCTGAAGATTCCATAAAACGATTGTAATATTCTTCAACGGTTTCACCATCAAGGAAAGGATACATTTCGGAAATTGGAAGTTTCTCAGGCATCAAAGGAATATTAATTGAAGAACCATCACTCGAATAAATCCACTCGATATGACATGCCGCAACCTGAAACTTACTCAACAAATCTTCATGTACGAATTTAACAAACTCTTTAGAACCATAGGCCTTAACTTCAACCGAATTGGAACTGATAGAGTAATCAAAGAAATTCAATTCTTCCTTATCGAATACAACACCATCGGTTTTACCGTATTGAATAAGTTGATATGTATCCCAATTCGAATCAATATAATCAAACCAATCAACTCGGCTGGTAACCAGTTCTTCTTTAATTGTGTGTGTATTTAGCCCGCAATCGGTTCTTTCAGCAACAACTTTTGTAATAAAGTGGTCATTTAACGAGGCAGCTGCCAAGAAATATTCACTTTGCACATCACCTTTATATTCATCTAATTCCATATTATATCCATTTTTCGATAAATCATCATTATATTTTGTGAGTTCGTTGGAATCACTCATGTTACTCCACTTTCGAGATTCACTGCGTGGTTTCATCTTGCCTCTTTTTCGTTTTGAATTTTGTTTTTTGATTTTACGATTTATGAGGTTTCGAATTCTCATCATATTATCAAGGTTACCAATTATACTCATCAGTTAAACTCACATGAACCCATTAGTTCGACTAAACAAGCCACAAGATTAATCTCACCATCGGCAACAAATGCTTGTTTGTATTGATAGTCGGCTAGAATTAAAACTGCCTGTGGAATAGATGCTGGTTTCATAATGTCATATAGAGCATCATACAATTGGCGGAATACAATGTTAGCATCAAAATCACCACTTGCAACCCACTTACGAACAGAACCAAAGTCTTTCTCTTTTAGATTTTTAACCACCTCAGAGATAGAGATGTTGGCAATCTGTGCGAGAACACCAGTATCAATCTTGCCAAACTGTGAGTAACGCTGTAGTTCATTGATGACACGGCGAAAGTCTGGAAAGTATTTCTTGATTAATTCTGCAATTACCTTATCATCATACTCAACTTTTTCACTTTGCAAAATACTACGCATACGCACAAAGAAGTCTTTGGCCATCTGTGCCTTCTCAGCATTCTTGAGTGTAAAGTCAATAACCGCACATCTTGAATGTAATGGTTCAATAATCTTGGCTTTGTAATTACATGTAAAAATGAATGAACAATTGATCGAATACTCTTCGATTGCGTTACGGAGAATTGCTTGTGCATTAGGTGTTAAGTAATCAGCCTCATCGATAATGATAACTTTTCTACCGCCAGATAAGGACATTGAAGTTGCATAGTTCCTAACTTTAACACGAATAGTATCTACACCATTCTCATCAGAGCCGTTAAGAACCAAATAATCGCAACCAACTTCTTTACACATAGCTTTCGCTACGGTTGTTTTACCTACACCGGGACCACCAGCAAGAAGGAGATTCGGAATGTTTTTCTGATTAACATATTCCTGAAATGGTTTCTTTAACCTTTCAGGTAGAATACAATCCCGAATCGTTTGAGGCCTGTGAGTTTCTACCCACAACAAATTTTCCATCATATAAATCCTTCATCAAATTAAACTTCACTAAGCCTTGTTGCTACATCCATATAACCATCAGTTACCACAATATATTCACCATCATCAAATACAAGTGTTGTACCAATTGGTGAATCTTTTACATACTTCACATTATCGGGATTCACAGCAACAGATTGGTTAGAATCTTTGTTGGTAAAATATTTAAATTTCATATTAACCCTTCGTGAAGGTTGAACCAACTTCTGTGGTAATCCAATACTCAAGAGCAAATTTCTTGTTTGCAAAGTGTGAAATACCCTTCGATGAAATCTTCACAACATAAGCACCAGAAAGAATCTTGGAGATGTTTTCTGTTTTGAAAATCATTTTATACTTATCACCGTTACCAGTAACATCAAGTTTTAGTGATTCGGTATGTGCTGAATCGTTTGCTGTATCCACAGTATTTAAAGTAACCGATTCACCATCAGATTCAACGGAGATTTGTGGTGAACTAAGAACATTGGCTGCATCCATAATCCAACGGAAATCTTCAGCTGACAATTCAAAAGCAATCTCAGCATCAGGCATCGTGATATTCTTTTCAGGTGGTGTTACAATCATTGTAGGTTCACAAGCACGATACTTGATTTTACTACGACCTTTTAAACCAGAGATTACAACATTTTTAGAATCAAAATCTAAACTCAAATCATCTTTGTGTAGTGAAACTACCGAAAGAAATTCGTTCAAGTCATAGATACCAAAATCAGATGGAATTTCATCCGCAATTTCAGCTGTTGCTAAAATGTTTTTGTGTGAAGAAACAGTTTTAAGTATTTTGCCTTGTTTAAGGTAAATACCAGAATTGATGCTTCCAAAGTTTTTTAATACTGCAAGTGTGTTATCAGATAATTTCATTTTAATACCTTCATAATTAAGTTTTATCAACAGAGTATATTGTATCATGTTCGTATAGAAACATGAGGCAACATAGAGCATGTGCTAGGTGATTCTTGCCTGATTCTGGATCATTTTGTTCACCGTTTTTCCAATCCCATAAATGCCGTTGAGCGGCATCAAAGTATCGGCGTTTAGAATCAGGTACATGTTTCCAATTATCGGGTTCGTATTTCTCGGCACCGAATGTTAGAATATCAACAGTAGCTCTTAATGCATTTGGTGGTAGTAAACCATACTGAGGTTTACCACCATCAAACTTACGACCACCAGTCGTGGCAGTTTGTGACGCTTTAACAATATCTTCGGGTGAAGCACCTTCATAACCAGGTTGATAAGGTGCCTCTTCAACGATTTTGCGTGACCTTAAAGCTTTAATTTTTTGTTCTTCTGGAATTTCAGAAAACATAAAAGTGGCCATTACAATTTTCCTGTATAATTAGCAACAGCTGGCATATTACCTGAGAAAGCATAAGAACCAACATGGTGTGTTTTCATCCAAGGACATAAGAAAATTGTCCCACCAATTTTACGCCACATCTGGCAGAACATATAATCTTCACTTAGATAACGGTCAGAACCGCCACCTGTAATGGATTCTTTATAATCAATTACAGTATCAAAGTAAGCATGAATGTACCGTGAACCATCAAAGTTAGCTTGACCCACATGATCTGGTTTATAATGAATAGTTGGATAAGCATCTTTCATCTTATCAAACACGGTGCGATTAACCATCATATAACCTGTACCAATTTCCATAACTTCAAGTGGTTCGGTAACTGTAAATGATTTAGTTCCTTTTACCACATTGAAAACATAATCACCGACAAGATTTTCTAATTCTTTAGGATCCATATCAGGATGTTTTCGTGCAGCTTCAGCAACATTCTTCCAATTAATTGCTTTCTTAGGATAGGGACCACCAACAACATCCTTATCTAAGGCAAGTAATGCTACAACATCTTGAGCATTGAAATTAATGTCAGAATCAATAAAAAGTAAGTGTGTGTATTCTGTGCGGAGAAACTCATCAACCAAATAGTTGCGAGCTCGTGTGATAAGTGATTCGTTGAAAAGGAATGAGAATTTAACTTCTACTCCATATTTCGACATTGTGTTTTGTAAATCTAGAATGGACTTAATGTATAGTCCGTGTGCCATGCCGCCATACATTGGTGTAGCGACAAAAAGTTTTTTCTTTCTTAATTCGTCAACCGAAACTTGAATTTCCATATTATATACCCATAAAATAAAAAGAAGGAGAGGATACTATTATATATCTTCTCCTTCT